TTAAAGACTCTTTAGCGTAATCGAGTCCTGTTGATCCGAGCGCTTGCTTAACAAAATCTTCGTTAGATAAAAACATTTTGACAGAGTCAGGGTTGGCTTGCATTTCTAAAAGCTTGGTCATGTTTCCATCAGACAACAGACCTGAATATATTTTTAAATCTATAGCCTGAAACGCTGCTGGGTCTGTCTCAGCGATTTGAAATAAATTCACATAGTTTTCTTGTTTCTTAATCGTTAACTGTGCTTTGTTTACTGCTGCTACTTCAGTATTAATAGCGTTTTGTATTGAGTTTTGCTGTGTACCACTCATCTGCTTCCATAAACCTTCAGGCAAGTCTTCTTTAGTAGCACCCTCAACCATTAACACTAGTACTTTTTGGTAAGCATCGTCTTCAGCGCGCTGCGCCGCTGTTCTTGTTCTTGTTACATCTTGATCAATTACTTGCTGTATCTTTTCTTTGACTGCTAGTGCGTACAAACCACCCATTTGTCTGTACATTTCTTCCCCAATCCAAGCTTGTTCACTTTCTAAATCAGTTGGATCAGTTTCAGCAATAAAGGCTAAAGCGTTGTCATACAGTTCTCTCTGTTCATCGTCTTTGGCTTTTTCTGCGTCTGTATCTAGTATTGCTTTAAGTTGTCGCTGCGCCTCACCTGACATACCTTCCCACAATTTTTTGTGATCTTTCTGAATTTCAGCATAAGTCAGACCATCAGCCATCAAGTCGTTTACTTTGTCGTATGCTACTTTTTGTTCATCACTTTGTTTTAGCAGTAAGTCTGCTCTGACATTCTTTTTGTATTGATAATAATCAGGGCCTGACATTTCCATCAAATCATAAGATGTTATTTCTAGTCCGCGCGCAAGTTTGTTATAAACATTGTCTCTAGCTTCTTGTTCCTTTTCTAATTTAATTTCGTCTTGTCTTTGATCCTCAGCGTCTTCGTACTGCTGAAATATATCTTCAACTATTTTTTGGTTAGTCTCACCCATAGCATCCCAATCCGCTGGGTCTATGTCAGACCTTGTCCTAGCTCCATTCGCTATAGCACCATCAACGCGTTTTTTAGCTTCGCCTTCATTGTAATTTCTTATTTCATTGTCTTCATTGAAGCGAGCTTTAATTTCTTTAACGACATCAGCAGAGAGTACAGGATCATCGATTGATCTTGCTTTGGCTAACTGCATTGTGATGTCACCACCCTCATCTCTAATTTCATTAACTTTAGAGTTAATCTCTCCGACCCTGGTATAGGTATTGAGAAGCTTAGTTATTTCGTCATACTTAGTCGCATCGATAGCGCCTTTGTTATCATTAAAGTGATCATTAGCTTGCTGATACATGTCATTCGCTAAATAGTTTTCGATAGCCGCTTCGTGCGCTTTAGAAGTAAACAACAGTCTTGACTTATTAACAATGGCTTGCTCTGACTCATCCTTTGGATTAGAGGCGTCAATACCATACACATCGAGCAGCTGTGAATTGACTTCGCGCAGTCCCAGGTCATACTCCAGCTTCATGGCCGCATCGTTACCGAAGTTAGCAGCAAAGTTTTGGATAGAGCTTTCAACTCTTGCTACGCGCTCTGCTTGATTCCAGGCTTCACCTTCTCGGCGATTGTGTCCATCAATTGTGCTGAAGGCATTCAGTAATCTTTGATCTGCTACCTGGTTATATTTGCCAACAATTCTTTGATCCAGGTCTTTGCCTAGATCTTTTCTGTACTCTTCCAATTGTCTTTCTATATCAGCTTTGGCATCAATAGCGTTGCGACCTTTAAGTGACAAATAGCCACCCTCATCAGAGATAAGCTCTCTTATCTTTGCTGACAACAAGTTATCTCTTTCTCTGAGCGTTGCCTGGTCTTGAACATCTCTTTGTTTAAAGGCTGCTTCCCACGCCTGGTCTCCGAGCTGACTGATCGCTTGGCCTTGTTGAATTTTTGCCTGGGCTATGCTGGCTCCGAATGCATCCGAATTGGTTTGTATTTGTTGAAAGCCACCGCTAACTGGTCTGTCTTTGACTTGACCTATTTGGTATTGTGGTACTGTTGCCATTGTTGATCCTTATCCGTATGAGTAGTTTTGCCATTTACTAGCAACTGAGCCAGCTCCAGTTAACAACGATGTAGTTGCGCCAATCTTTCCAGCAATAATTGCGTTGTCAGCGCCCATTCGTTTCATACCCGCGTTAGCTTTTAAATTACTTGCGACTACATTCTGTTCGTATGACTCTCGCTCTGCATTTGATCTAATCGTAAGCGCGTCTAACTCCCCAAGAGCTGCTGTATCTCCCAGGATGTCTAATGCTGAACCACTACCTACCTCTACGCCGCTTGCTGCTAATGCACTTCTTTGTCTTCCTTTAAGTTGTGCTACTTTAACTCGAAGTGCTGCCTCCTCTTTAGCGCCTCTTGCTTTAGCATCCTCTGCTTTCCAAAGCGCTACTTTACGATTGTTGTCATCTATCTGAGCTTGATAACGATACTCTGCTGCTTTTGCTTCTGCTGCTTGCCTCTGACCCGCAGCTTGAGACATAGCACCAGCAAAGTTCAGTATCATTCCTAACATTGGGGTACACATACTAAATCTCCATTGTAAATTTATGAAAAGGCTCACCATGTATGCCATACGGCTCTGCCTCATCCATTTCAAAACCTAACCACTTGAGCCACTTAATTGACATCACATTACGCGCATCAACAAAGTTCTCTAAATACCTATAATCCTTGCGAATATCATCTAGCCAGGGCTTAGACCTTCTTAGGAATATGCGTTGCTTTTCTGTTATTAAATCGGTTCCTAACATCCAGGGAGAGCCTGATCCACTTAGTAGCGATATAGGACACACGCCCCACATACAAACAAGCTCGTCATTGACTAGGCCTGTTTTGGAGTAGGTTGACATAATGACTGATGTTTGAACCGCATTACGAAGTCCCATATGCGTTGCAGCATTTACTTCTTGCTTATCGTGGTCACGCATGTTTCTGACTAGGACAGCAATATCACCCTCTTCAACATCTCTGATTTCAACTTTATCCGCCAACGCTCACCTCAGGTATAACGGCTAGTAATGTCATCGGTAATGGGTCATCTTGCCTAAAGAAAATTGATCCCTCAGAACGCCAGGTAGACGGCATAGTGACCGATATATCACCTGTTTTAAGGGAGGTTGCTGTGCCATATGGCTCATACGCTCGTTGTTTAAACTCTGTGAGGTGATCAGCGTCATATCCTATCTTGCCGCCTCTTGACTCTTCGACTCTGAGTGTCACCTCTGAAATGCTTTTTTTCTTGCCTTGTTGCGTGGGCTGACCTAGCTCTAGGTTAAGTGTTTGTATATCTGCCTGGATGGGTAGTCCAATATGAATCTTAGTGGCTGGATGAGAGATTGTAATCGCTCCTGAAGCAACTGTTTTTTGCGCTTCCACATTACCATCAGCCAGGATAGCAACTGTCTTACCTTCAAGGTGTCCTAGCCCTGAAATCTCATCGACTCCTTTTGACCAGGATGATACTGCTACGCTTCTAAACGCCGAAGGTACATCCCTTCCCGCTTTGACTGATACGACTGTGACGCTGGTGTAGCCCTGAATGGTACATACGAGAGTCTCTGTTCCTATAGTCAGCACAATCGTATTGCCTACATCGCCTGAAACGAAAGTGCTGCCGCTTGCTGTAAGTGTCAAAGTCTCTGAATGCGCCCAAGAAGAACCTCCCGATAATGTCATTGTTGTTGACCCTGTGTGTGTACCATCGTATGACAGCCCTGAGTCCACAAAAAACGCATCAGCAACATCTGTAAATACTCTTGTATTCAGGCGTTCTATGTAACGCTTAGTTGCGCCATTAATGGTGCGCTTAACAACAAAATAAGTGGCATCCTCGTCACCCTCAGCAATGGTACAAACGCTCTCAAAAGTGCCGTCAGTATCGTGTCTTGACCAACCCCATACTTCATGCTCTCTCATGTAGGTTAGGGCCGCCAAAGTACCATCACTTAATACTGTCCAAACAATTGAATGTGGTGCTTGAGCGTAGGCCCATTCTCGTACTGTCTTGCCAGCAAACAAATGACTAGCTAAAACTGTTAAATCATTACCTGTATAGGAGTCAGACTCTAGCGCAAACGCCAAGTCTCGAATAATAGCCCCTTTAGCCTGTAAATGAATAATCGTGTTACCAATAACAATAGGCGGCGCATCAGCTGACCCACGATAACCTTGTGGTTTAACCTGGATGGCTGACGGCGTAATGACGCCATCGTTAGCAGTTAATAACCATTCACCACCTGAAGTCAGGATGATCATATCGCTAAGTGGAACCAGGTGTCTTACCTCGTTGACCTGAGAGGCAGCAATGGTAAAGGTGACCGCGTCATCATCTCGAAGTGGCTCTGAAATATTAAAGTTATGGTAGTTACCCGTTTGCGACATAAAGATTTTCTGAGGATCATTGTTTGTTTGTCCAAAGACCAGGCGCTGCTGGTAGTAAGCGACTGTTGCTGGGTACTCATCGGTTGTATTAAATATGGTTCTTGCTGTTGCTGGCGTATCATTTGCATCCGCTTCAATATTGTCATCCTTAAATGAAGTCGTTGTTGATCTTCCAATAAAGCCGTAAATACCACCACGCGATTTAAAGACATTGTAGCTATTGGCTCCTGATACCGCATTCCAGGAAATGGTATTGGTAATAGTAGAGCTAAGGTTATTATTCGTAATGGATGTTGCGCTTGATGCAACAGACTCATCACTTGTATCTGTCTTTACTGCTGTAACTACATACGAGTAGGATGTTCCTACATTGCCACTATCATAGTTCTGCCTGGTTGAAGAAACGCCTCCAGGAGCTGCCATCGATGTGCCGAATGAAACAGAGGTTATTGACCAGGCTGTATGAGAAGTTCGCTTCACTTCTTTTACTGGATGCGATGGATGACAAATGGTCATGACATCAGCAGACTGCGTAAAGTTTAAATCCGCCAGCTCAGTATCTGAGTATGGCGTTGCTATCGATACGGGAGAACCACTCGATAAGACTTGACCACCATCTTTGATAACTCTCATAGTCTGATGACCAAACTCTAGAATGTAGGTTTGCTCAGTATTAAATTCAAAAGGAATAAGCCTGGTTGTTTTTGCTGAGTTCGCAGTCTCACAGACAAATTTAGTACCAGGACGATTAGCGACTCCGCCATGTGCCTGGACAAAAAAGTTACGACAGGTCTTCAGTCCTGTTGCGTATTTAGCGAGATCAACTCTCGCATGTAGAGAAGGTGCTAACTCACCGCCTGAGAATGATGGTTGTATCGTGTGTACAGGCATTAACTACGCCCTGTTATCCAGCTCGCATCTGTATTTCTATCTATGTGAGACTCGTTAGCATTAAATGTCTTAGCCTCACCCAGTACAGT